ACTTTTTATAACACCATCTTTTTCTAACTGTTCTATTGTTTTTTGCTTTGCAATTTGTTCTTTTGTAGATCCAGGTACAGTATAAGAAGCACCTGATATGGGATCTGTTACATTTCTACCAGGTATTTCTTTGGCAGTTTTTAGTTTTTCCTGGAATATGCGATCAAAAGGCTCCTGGATTCTTTCTAACTCTGCACGAAACCTTAAATCATCATCAGATAAATTTTGCTGTACACCCCTGGGCTGTCCTATAGTTGGCTGTGTGCCATCAGGAGGTAACATAAATTGATTTTGCTGTGGTTGAACAGGAGGACCAACTGGAGTCTGATAGGTTTGGTTTAATACAGTTTTTTGCACTTCAGGTGATTCATTGACCACGCTTTTTTCAATCGACTGTACTTCTTTTAATTTTTTAACAGGATCTTGGCTATTAACAATAGCATTTTGCCGAGCCTGTTGAATTGCTCTTTCGTTATCAATATCTTGTTGAATCTGGTCTAATACATCATCCAGGCTATTTCGATACAGCCTTTCACCAGCATAATCTAATAGATCTTTTGGTGTTGCCATTTATTTACTGAAAAAACTTTTTGTTTGTAGTTCTGCCATATACTTTGCCTTTCTTGAGTCTACGCCAGGGGAATTTTCTTCTACAAATTCTAATGGTTTAAGACCTCTTTGAACTCTTGCTTCATTTACTTTTATTCTTGATTCATTTATTTCTTGTTTAGTTTTTGGTAATAGTTCAAACATTTTTAAATATTCACGATATTTATCATCTAATTTTTTGTTTCTTTTTGCTTCTTGAAAAGTAAGACTTTCTTTTTTTGCTTTTTGTGCTGTTTGCAAATCCTCTTGTAATTCATCCATACGCTCTTGTGCAATTCTAAAATTAGATCCATAAATACCTTTTGGAGATATTTCAGTCTTACCTTTAAAAACAGGATTTCCTTCTTTATCATACATTAGATTACGCTGATCTTTCATGGCTTTTAACAGCCTATCTACAGCATCAGCACCTGATTCAGCTTTACCTCTGCCAGTAAGTTTATTTAACTCATCTTGTGTCTTTAATCTTTTTACCTCTGCTTCCATTCTTTCTTGTTTCGTAAGAGGTTTAGCAGTGGCTTCTTTTATCTGTTGCTTTTCTTTTTCTTTTGCAATTTTTCGTGCAAAATCAATTTCTTTTCTTTTTTTATTTGAAGTAGAAAAGATATTTCGTAATTCATTGATGTCAATTTGATCTGCCATTATTGACCTCCTTTAAATATCCCAGGATATAATAATTGTGCATATTTTAATCGTTCTTCAAATTGTGTTTCATCACCAGATGCAGTTAAAAAGTCTACCAGCTTGGCTTTGTTTGGCATATTTCCTTTTTCTTTAAACATTTCTAACTGTCTTTTGTCATCTGGAGTTAATCCTTCTCCTCCAGTGTATCCAATACTCTCACCAGTTTGTGGGCTAAATGTTTCGCTAAAGTTTCCTTTTCCATATTTTTGCATAGCTTGTAAATATGCTTGATCTTGGGCTTGTTGTTTTCCTGCTTTTGCACCATATAGATTTCCTGCTGTTTCCAATCCTGCCATAGCCATACCTACACCAGCCTGTCTACGCTCTGCTTTATCCCGATCCATTGCTCTGGCGTAATCCAACTTTGCTTGAGACTTTGCTTTTTCTTCGTTTTGATAAATGTCTCTACCTGTATCAGCTACAGTTCTTCTTACATCTGCTTCAGCTTCTCGTAATCCTCTTTGTAATGCTACCGATCCACCCATTCCTCTATTGATTGCACTTCCTACCATTCTATTTCGTGCAACCTGGGCATTTCTTCCTGCTATGGTCCCTACTTTATCCAGGATGTTTTTTTCCTGTGCTTGTGAAAGATTTCCTGATCGGGTTCTTTCTCTCATCATTTGCCCATATTTTGTCCTGGCAAATTTTGGTTGTAATAATCGTGATCCTGCCTGTCCTGCTTTCACAGCACCCTGGGCAATCATCATCATGGTCATGGGATCCATAACTTACTCCGTTTCTATTCTCATTCTCTCCACCGAGAAAGCATTGGTACTCGATGGAGTGGTTAATTCAATTTCAAAATTCTTTCCATATCGTTTGATTGGAAACCTGTTTACGCCACCATCGGCTGTAATGGATTTGGTAAAGGATGCAGATCCAGATCCATCCAGGTAAATATTTACAGTCAATGTATCAGTACCTGTAAACTGAACCATCCCGTAGCGTAATAGCTTTTTATTATCCAGGTCTAATCTAAACCTTTTGGATTTCCAGGCTGTTCCTACTGCTTCGTCTACATCAAATTTCTTTATATCGGTATCGGTGTTATCCCAGGTTATAGGACCACTATTTTCCCCAAAGGTAAGGAGATCCAGGTTGGTTGAAGTATCTACCTTTCTCCAGGTTTTTAATACAATATGATATGCCCACACAACTTGTGTTGCTGGACTGCCTGTTTGCCAGGTATATAAGATTTCAGAATCTTTTTGATTGTAGATACCTTCTATATCTTTTTTACTGATTGCTGAATCAAATTGATCTTCAATCGTTAATGATATTTTTTCCATAATAGAAGGAGTAGCATCTGCACTGGCAACTGTATTGGCATCTAACTTATAAATACCATCGTGATGTATAAAAAATACACTATCGTGTACCTCTATAATACCATGTGGAGCAATGTTTCCAATATTTATCTTGGATTCCTTTCGTACCCAGGTTGAAGGGGTAGCAGGATCTACTACATTTAGTACATAGATTGCCTGGGCTTTAAATACAATGAGTTTGCCAAATATTTCCGCTAACCCTGTAATCTGGCCACCTTCCCTATCAGGAAAAGGGATCACATTGCTGACAGGTCGAACATCGTAGGCATTTAATTCACTATAGGCTACCCAATCGTTTTGTTCTTCATTTTCGTTTCCAGGATCCAAAACAATATTCCCAAGAAATAATCTACCTTTTAATATTTTTCCAAATTGGGCGTTTACCTTGATCTTTTTTTCCTGACCATAAGGATGTTCGCCTAACGAGGATAAACCTTTGTCTATGATGCTTATTTCGTTTAGAGAGTCACTTACAACAGCCGATACATCTGCAAAGGTAGATATTGTTACATCGTTATCGGTCCAATTCCCAGCTTGAAATGCTTTGTCTACTTCTACAAAAGTAAATCCTAATTGCTCATCCCAACTTGTATACACTTTTTGAATATCAAAAGTTCTGGTCACAGATCCAGTAGATTTTGTTGCTGTGAATTTTTTGGCAAGAATACTGCTTAATTTCATGGTTGCATCGGTATCCCTCCAGGGAGCCATTGTAAATGTTCCTGCTGTATCTTCACTGGGAATAGGAATAATAACTCCCATGTATTTCCCTGCAAATGCCCCTACACTTTTAGTTCCAATTTGTGTATTCCAACCTGGCCCTACTTTTTCTTTAAATATTTTCCAAGAATCATTATGAAAACGACCATTAATTGGATCGTCTGTTTCAAATTGATACCATCCTGTAACTGTAGCTGTATCTGCTTTAATAGGATCAAATTTACTATGCTCTTTGGCAAGAGTAGCATCACCAGCAGAACCATCCCATCCCCTGGTTACTGTTAAATCATTTCCCGATATTGCTGTTACTTTTATTCTTTCGTAATCTCCAGCATCATCATCGACATAGCTATTATGTTCTCCAATCGAAAGATCTCTTTGCCCAATCTTATAAACAGTGTTGTTACTTATATTGCTTACATTGTTTACAGTAATTGTTGTATCGGTAGCTGTAAGATTTTCGTTTAAAGTGGCTCCTGTCTGTTCAAATCCTGTTATTGCATCAATTCGTTCTATTTTTTGTTTTTCATAAGAGCCTACTTTAATAGCATATTCAAAGTTACCACTTGACCAAGTATAATAATTATTGTCTGTAATGCTGTTTTGGTCTGATGTAAGATTTTGTACAGTACCATCATTTAACCAGTCTTTTATAGCATTGTCCTGATCTTGCACAAAAATAATATTATCAGAAAAGGCTTCTACATTCATTTTTAATTCTGCATCTGATGAAGTAGTAGAAGTAACATCTGTATCTACAAATGAATAGGAAGTTATCAGTTTATAAGTTTCATAGATTCCACTAAT